CGTAGTTGGATATCAGCTCTAGTACCTTCAGGCTGTGCTCGTGACTCTGATGTGCGTTATTAAAGCGATCCATGTGTTAGTATCTCTATGATTACTTGTTCTTTTAGTTCTTTTAGTCTTGGTTCAAGTTGGTGGCATGCTTCTGCTATTTCCAAGTCACTGCCCCAGGAACGTTGTGTGTTCAAGTGGTGTGCCCACTTGGCACAAGAATCTTTAAGCAACTGTATGTCAACTGTGTTCTGGCGAGGACGAGCCTTCCAGCAAAGATCAAACTCTGCCAATAGTTCATCTGCTCTGTCTTGCCAATTGATCATACTGTTACATCTTCCATTCCTGCTGTTCGAAGTCTTACCACATGTCCTAGCATGAAGTTCTTGCTTTCAAGACCTTTCATTACACCTAGCCATTTGTTGCGTAGCAGAGCTACTTCATTGATGATGGTTTCAAAGTCGATCACTTCATCTTCTCCGTCCACATACTTTTCGGCATCTCTACTGGTTAGCGCACGAGCATAGCTTTCCAAATACTTTTGGAAATGCTTTCTTCGAATCTTACGCAGTTGTATATTTAAGAAATTTAAAACCGCTTCGATTTCTTGTAGCTGGTTGAATCTATGCTCTGTGATGCCGGGAAGATTAGCCAGGCCTTTTTCCACAAGCCCGGCTATCCGTACATCATTTTTTGCACTGGCCAACTCGCCTTCGTAATAGTTAATAAACCCTGGAATCTCGCCAAGGTTCCCAACTATCTTGTTGTACCACATTAGTCGTCACCGTAGTCGTAGTCAGTCTCTTCCTCGTCTAGATCCTCTGCATCGGGATCTAGATACTCTTCACTGGCTCGTTTTAGGTATGAGTCTGTGCCAGCAAGTTGTTTGAGATCCTCTTCGCTCACGCCACTGTCGTTTAGAATACTAAACACATGGTCAGCGGCTGCTTGTCGATCCTTGCTTGGCACATACTCTTTCATTGTGGTATAGGCATCAATTAGTGCATCAATTTCAATACTCATTCTACTGTTTCCTCTACGGGTTGTTCAGCAGCGGCTTTGTGTGGATTGGCTTCAAAGTCAGCCATAACTTTGTCAAGCGATCCGTCATCGTTGCGTTCCCAGGCCTTGCGGAACTGTTTGATAACTGTACCGTCTGCTAGGGTGTATTTAAGACTGTTGCCTTCTTTCTGCAATAATCCTTTTGACTCCATCATATCAGTCAAGCCTGAATATGGACTCATTCCTGACTCATATGGAATCTTGACCTGTACACTTTCAAACGGTTTAGCATAGCGTGTTTTCATGACCTTGCAAGCGGCACGAATACCTTTTACTTCCGAAATCTTGTTGCCGTCCTCGTCCTCTTTGAGTTTGAGTTTACGCATGGCAACAACGATTGAGCTGGCATAGATAAAGCCTTGTCCACCTGAGATTTTGTCATCTGGGTCAAACATGTCTTGTGAGGCATAGGTGTGGTTGGTTGCAACCAAGCCAATGTTTAATGCACCAAACATGTTAACACAGTTTCTTACTAGAGCAGTAAGAGCTTTGGGTTTACGACCAAGATCGCCTTTCATTTCGCCTGCTTCAAACTGGTTGACGTCTGTGGGAGTCAGCAACATGCCTAGACTGTCAATAACAAACAGTACCTTGGGACGTTGATCTTCTGGCAGTGTCTTGTACTCCTTCACAAAGTCTGAGATAACCCTGGCCACATCATCAATCATGGCCATGTTGAGTTTGAGCAGTTTGTCTTCACCTGTCTCCACACCCAGTGCTTTGAGCCAGTCTTCGTCTAGCGCATTCTCAGAGTCAATAAGAATAGGGTAAATGCCCTGCTGTTGTGCATGGCGGATCAAGTTACCTGAACAGATAAATGATTTGCCTGCACCTGATTCTCCAGCAAACACAGTGACCTTGCCCATGGGAATACCTTTGTTAAAGTCTCCGCTGATCAAATAGTTTAGTGTGTAGTTGCCTGTGCTGATCCAGGTGTCTGGATCATTAAAGCCTACGGAAATACCGTCAATGCTTTTGGTAATGCTTTTCCTGAACTTGCTCAGGTCGAATGGTTTTGCCATGATTGATTCCTCGTCTTAGTTATTATATAGAGAACAAGAGGGCATGTCGCCCTCTTGATTGCCGTTTAAGACTTTTGACGATTACGAATCATTGCCAAAATGTCTTCAGCACGTTGGCTAGAAGCTGCTGGTTTTGCAACAGGTTCTTGTGCTTCTGGTGCTTCAACAGGTGCTGCCTTGGCAACAGGTGTTACCTTTGCAGGAACATCATCCTCGGCATCGTCAGCAGCCGGTGCGCTGGATGCAGCCGGTGCATTGTTGCTCTGGAAGCCTGGTGGCTTGTAGTAGGCACCCCAACGATCTGGGTCATATGCTTGGCCATCAACAGATGCTTCGAACATTTCTTTGATAACCTTGAGCTCAACATCAGTTGGCTTCTTGGGCAAGAAGTCGCTTAGATTAAACAAACCATGTGCATCAACTGCGGCTTGTTCTTCGCCTGTGAGTGCAGACTCTTTACGTGCCCAGCTACTTGTGCTGTAGTCGGCGTAACCACCTTTGGAAGTTTTCTTGATAGTGAAATCAAGACCACCAGTGTAGTCTGTTGGTAGATTCTCCATCTCTGGATCCATCAACGCATTTTTAATCAAGTTAAAAATCTGTGGACTGATCACAAAACGACGGATCGGATTGTCCGGAGTCTTGTCGTCGCCAAGTGGGTTCTCACGAACGAAACCTTGGAACAGATAAGATTTCTTCTTCCAGTACTTACGGCCCATTTCTTCTAGTGCCGCATCTTTAAACCAAGTACGTACTTCAGCAAGCACAGGGCATGCTTCGCCATACATTTCTACGCAGGGAACCTGTACAACAATAGGCTTGCTGTCTGCTTGACCTTTGATGCCAGCAAATGGCAAACGAATCATTAATCGTTCGACCCAGAAGAAAGAATTTTTGGAGTTGCCGTCTGGAAGGAAACGGACTTTTGCGCTTGTACCTTCGGCTATGTTCCAATGCGCATAAATCGCATTGTCGCCTCCAGTTTGATTACCGCCTTGACGGCTCTCGGCTGCTTGTAGTTTTGCACGGATTTCGGCTAATGTAGTTGCCATGATGTTTTCTCCTTAATGAAAGTTTTAAATGTGCCATGATAGTTTGTTTACGCACACCTTGCAGTATACGCACTTTTATTTAGCTTTGCAAGAGGCTTTTGATCTTATTTTATCAAAAACGATTGAATGCCCGAAAGTCTTTTGATCGCTGCCAGTTCTTCGCTGACCACTGGTTGATCGGTTCCAGGTACGCCAGTTGGTTGTGGAGGTGGAGGTGGTGCTGTTGCTGCCGGAGTTTGGGCTGGCACAGCCTGATCCATTTCTGCATCATCACTCAATCCAAGTTTGTCAAACAGTCCGGGCATTTCCTGCTTCATGAAATGTTTTACTACATCACGAGCATCTGCACGTGGGCCTTCATTGTCAGCCAACTCACCCAATCGATCAAACAGCTCGTCATCGCCAATTAGATTATAAAGGGCACTGGTGGCATTTTCAGCATCAGTGCCCACTTCCATTGGATTTGCCATGAGTGTCTTTAGTTCTTCGAGGTCTTCGGGAGTTTCTGGTAGTGCCCATGTTCCTTCCATGATTTCGGAGCCAGAGTCAAAGTCAACGTAATCAATTTCGTTTTCACTGATACGCAAACCTTCTTTGAGGTTGCGTAGGTCTCGTAGATAGTGTGTGGCCAATTTAACTGCTAATGCTTGATTTTCTTTTAGAGCGTGGTCACTGTTTTCGTTTACATTGTTATAGTTGGTTGCCCAGTGCTTGGCAAATTCTGCAATTTCTGGATTTGCCATGGCACGTTGAGAGATATCTTCTAGTACTTTTATCACTAGGTCTGTTGGGTGCGAGAATGAAAGAGCCTTGACATATTCATCCATGCCTTCGTTGGCCAACAGCTTCAAAGGCAAACGGTTTTCTACAACGGATCGCACTGTGTCAATTTGTTTTTGCTTTGCTTGCTCATGTAGCTGATATGCTTTGTGTACAAGTGGGAGTGCTGCCGTCATACGGTCATCAAATATTTTCTTAACAAACTTTTCTTTCATGCTGTTAACGTCTACTTCGTCAAGTTGCTGTGCCTGTGGTTCAAACCCTTCAACAAACGATCGATATGCTTTTGCGCTTTTAAGATGATTCAGTTGTCTATGCATGCCATGATAATAGTTTGTAGCTGCTTCTACCATACCGGTTGCGGTACTGTCTTCGAATGTGCGATTACGCATGCTGCGAACAAATCGACTTAGCTCAGTCATTTCTTGGACCATGACATTCAGATGTTGTCCCACAGGATCATAAGGTACTCCACCTTCTGCAATGTGTCGAGCCATGGCTCTTGCACCTGCCAACTTGTTGTGTTGCATTTTAAAACGTTCGCCTTGGTCATTTTCTACATAGATTGCATTGATATGTCTAGCACGGCTTCCGCGAACTTCTGTGTTCACGCTTTCGGTGTGTACGATCCTGATACGTGCTGCGCCAACATTTTCAAAGCTGGTCATTGGAGTTCCGTACATGCGGCTTTCTGTAACTTTGACATCTTTGGTGTCTAGGGTGCTGTCTGCTTTGCTCACTTGTTTTAGATCCTTAATATGTAAATTACTTCGACTGATGTCACGGGTGTCAAAGGTCAATAGATTGCGCTTGGCAAAATAGCGTAGTTCGTGTAGGAACTCGTACCATTCTTTGCGCTGTACGTCATCTAGCTTTTCACTGATGTTTCTGCTGAAATAGATTTTTAGGCTGTTTTCGTCGATCAGACTCAGTGTGATATTACCAAAGTTTTCGCCGTCCTTGCTAACATAGTCAAAATTGAAGAATCGTGCTTCTTCTGGATTTGGAGTTGCCTTGGCAGTTTCGTTGCCCAGGTTAACATTCTCAAATCTACTACGGATTTTTTCAAATAAATCTTCGGCAATTTTTTCTATTTCGCGTGACATTGTATTGGTTTCCTAATGCTGTATTTAGCCTAGATCATTATGAATGGCATGGGCTCTACATAGTCAGTGAGCGCATCACGCAGTTCGTTATCCAGCTGACTATCAAACTCTTTGAGCAGTTGCACCATACGCACTACTAGAA